GCCTATGGCTTGCATGGGCGGGAGATGATCGCCTGGCTCACGCATCTGCAGCACACGCGCGGCAAGAACATCATCTTTGTCGGGATCCTCGACGAAAAGCTCGATGACTTCAATCGCAAGGTCTATGTGCCGCAGATCGATGGCAGCAAGACCGGGCTGGAATTGCCGGGCATCGTGGACGAGGTTCTGACGCTTACCGCGCTCAAGGATGAGCAAGGCCAATTGCGGCGCGCCTTGGTTTGCCAAACGCTGAACCCCTGGGGCTATCCCGCCAAGGATCGCAGCGGGCGACTTGAGATGGTCGAGGAACCCCATCTCGGCAGGCTTTTCGCGAAAATCCGCAGCCCGGCACGCCCAATCGCGGAACGGCTTCAGCTTGCGCTGCCCGCGCCCGAGGCACCCGAAACCACTTCCCCCACCGACAGCCAGTAAAGGAGACAGACCATGGCAGCATGGAATGACTATAATGACGCGCGGCAGAACCCCAACCTGATCCCCAAGGGCACCATCGCCAAGGTGCGCCTGACGATCCGCCCCGGCGGCTTTGATGATGCAAGTCAGGGTTGGCATGGCGGCTTTGCCACGCGCGGCACGACAGGCGCGGTGTACCTCAATTGCGAATTCACCGTGCTTGAGGGTCAATACGCCAAGCGCAAGATTTTCTCGATGATTGGCCTGTTCAGCCCGAAGGGGCCTGATTGGGCCAATATGGGCCGCAGCCTTATTCGAGGCATGCTGAATTCCGCGCGTGGCATTTCCGACAAGGATGTCTCGCCCAACGCTCAGGCGGCGCGGCGCATCACCAGCTTTGCGGATCTGGATGGCATCGAATTCGCCGCCAAGATAGATGTTGGCACAGACACCAATGGCGAGGAAAAGAACGAAATCCGCATGGCGCTCACGCCCGATCATCGGGATTACGCGCAAATCATGGGCCGTGTTGCACTGCCTGGCCTTCCAGTGCAGGCGCCAACGCCAGCCCCTGCGGCTTTCGCTCCGCCCGCCGCGCATCCAGGGGCCTTTCCTGCCGCACCACCGCCGCAGGCGGCCGGTGGCGATCCCCGTCCCAGCTGGGCGCGCTGAGGCAGGAGCACCCCAGCCATGATGCTTCGCCCCCGCCAGAAGCTTTTCGTTGAGCGCAGCCTCGCTGCGCTCAACAAGCACGGCAATACGCTTGGCGTGGCCCCCACGGGCTGCCACGCCGCCGGAACGCCGATCCTCATGTTCGATGGTTCTCTCAAGCCCGTCGAGGCAATCGCGGTCGGGGACCTGCTCATGGGCCCCGGAAGTTCGCCACGCCGCGTGCTGCGGTTGCATCGCGGCCATGACGAAATGTTCGAAATCCGCCCCCTCAAGGGCGAGTCCTTCATCGTCAATCTCGACCACATCCTGACCCTGGTGCGCACCGATGAAGGCCCCAGGCCGAGAGGCCACAACCGCGAAGGCGAGATCATTGATATTGCGCTGAGCGATTGGCTCACCGCCTCAGACACTTTCCGCCACCTGCACAAGCTTCTCCGCCTGCCGGCTGATTTCCCGGCGCGGCCCGAACCCTCGCTCGACCCGTATATCCTCGGTGTCCTGATCGGGGATGGCGGATTGCGCCGCAGTACTTCGGTGACGACCCCCGATATTGAGATCGTCGATTCACTCTACAGCTTTGCCCGGGCCAATGACATCCGCATCCGGTGCGAGCAGCTACCCGACAATGCCGCCAATACCTACCATTTGGTGGATGATCGCAGCAGCCGAAACGCGGTGAATGATCAACTGCGGCAGCTTGGCCTGTTCGGCAAGCTTTCCACCCAGAAATTCGTGCCCGATGAGTATCGCCTGGGATCGCGCAAGGTGCGGCTTGCCATGCTTGCCGGGCTTTTGGATACCGATGGCCATCTTTCCTGCGGTCGCTGCTTTGAGTTTTGCAGCGCCTCACAACAGCTTGCCAAGGATGTCGTCTTTATGGCGCGCAGCCTCGGCTTCCTGGCAACCATGCGTGAAAAGGAGGTCCAGGGGGAGATCTACTTCCGGGTCCATATCTCCGGTGACCTAGATGCCATCCCGAACAGGGTCATTCGCAAGCAGGCGCCACCGCGCCGGCAAAAGAAGAACGTGCTGCGGACTGGCTTTACCGTTCATCGCGTCGGTCCGGGTGACTATTTCGGTTTCACTGTGGATGGCGATCACCGCTACCTGATGGGCGATTTCACGATCACCCATAATTGCGGCAAGACCATCATGCTCTCCGCCGCCGTCGGTGAGCATCTCTCGGGCAATGGTGCCAAGGCAGCCATCCTCGCGCATCGGGACGAACTGACCGCTCAGAACCACGCGAAATTCCGCCGCGTGAACCCCGGCATCAGCACCTCGGTGGTCGATGCCAGCCAGAAATCCTGGGTGGGTCAGGCCACCTTCGCCATGGTGCCCACCCTCACTCGGGCGGCCAATCTGGACGCCATGCCCAGGCTCGACCTGCTGGTGATTGATGAAGCCCATCACGCCATCGCGCAGAGCTATCGGCGCATCATTGACCGCGCACGTGACCAAAACCCCGATTGCCGCATCTATGGCGTGACCGCCACGCCCAATCGTGGCGACAAAATCGGGCTGCGCGAGGTCTTTTCCAATGTGGCGGATCAGATCCGGCTTGGTGAATTAATTGCCGCCGGCCATCTCGTGGCGCCGCGAACTTTCGTGATTGATGTCGGTGTGCAGGACGAACTGCGCAATGTCCGGCGCAGCGGCGATGACTTCGACATGAATGAAGTGGCCCGAGTGATGGACACCATCCCGGTGACCGATGCCGTGGTCAAGCACTGGAAGGAAAAAGCCGGGGACCGACAGACCGTCGCTTTCTGTTCCACTATCGCGCACGCCGAGAATGTCGCCGCAGCTTTCAACGCGGCGGACATACCAACCGTCATGGTCACCGGCGATATGCCCGAGGCAGAGCGCCGCGCCGTACTCGCCGCCTATGTCTCGGGCGAGGCACGCGTCATCGTCAATGTCGCAGTGCTCACCGAAGGCTGGGACCATCCGCCCACCTCCTGCGTCGTGCTGCTGCGGCCGAGTTCCTACAAGGCCACAATGATCCAGATGGTGGGGCGCGGGCTGCGCACCGTCGATCCGGTCGAGCATCCCGGCATCATCAAGCGCGACTGCATCGTGCTGGATTTCGGCACCTCCTCACAAATCCATGGCTGCCTGGAACAGGATGTGGATCTGGACAGCCAGCCCGGCACTGGCGATGCCCCCACCAAGACCTGCCCCTCCTGCGAGGCAGAAATCCCCATCGCCGTGATGGAATGCCCGATCTGTGGCCATGCCTTTGAGGCGGGCGGGCACGCAACAGCACCGCTTGCCGACTTCATCATGACGGAAGTCGATCTGCTCTCGCGCTCCAGCTTCAAATGGTGCGACCTGTTTGGCGATGACGCTTCGCTGCTGGCCAATGGCTTTCATGGCTGGGCGGGCATCTTTTTCCTCAATGGTGCCTGGCACGCGGTGGGCGGCGCCCGGGGCGAACAGACAAGGTTGCTCTCCATCGGCGAACGCATGGTCGCGCTGGCCGCCGCGGATGATTGGCTAAATGAGCACGAGACCGATGAAAGCGCCCATAAAAGCCGCCGCTGGCTGCGTGAGCCACCGACCGAGCGGCAATTGGCGCATCTCCAGCCCGAGCGGCGCAGCGATTACAGCCTGACGCGCTATCACGCCTCGGCGCTGCTGACCTTCAAATTCAATCGCAACACTATCCGCTACCTGATCCAAAATGCGCAGGGCGCCAATCTGGCGAGGGCAGCATGAGCCATGACGCGCGCCGCCCAATACCCCTGCGCCGTCTGCGCGCGCCCGGCACTCGGCTTTGGTTGGTTCGACCCAATCAAGCAGAGACAGCGCCGCCCCTCGGTCATGTTCTGCAGCATGGCCTGCCAGGGCTTTTGGTCGCGCTTGGCGCGGAGATCGCCGGCCATGGTTGATCTGTCCGAGCAGGAACAAGCCGCCATGCGCGCTGCCATGCGCAATCTGGGCGAGGCCATGCAGGAAATCGGCTGGAACACGCGCCTTTGCGATTTGAACGAGGCCCAGGTGCTGACGCTGATCGAGGTCGCGGTCGGCGCCTTTCAGGACGCCATGCGGGCCAGCGCCCGGCAGGAAATCGGGGA